CTTTTTTTTGATGGGACAAAATATAAACATGGTGTTTCTATTATTGACAAAAGTGAAAGATACACAGTAGCAGTGTGGTTAAAAAATGACTTTTAAAAAAGATAAATATTGTATTATTTGGGAAGATATTTCTAAAGACTTAGCGGCTTTTTTAGCTAATTACTTTTTAATGAAAAAACAAGTTTATACTACCTGTAAAAAAAATAGATATATTTCTCCTTTTGAAAACATGTTAGGGGAAGATGGTGATTCACAAGTTCCTAATGCTTATTCTCACTATAGTGACATTGCTATGGAAACTTTACTGTTAAAATGTCAACCTAAAATGGAAAAAGCAACAGGACTTAAACTATATCCTGCCTATACATACGCTAGACTTTACCAAAAAGGTGATATATTAAAAAGACACAAAGACAGATTTAGTTGTGAGATATCTACAACTATGAATTTAGGCGGCGATGATTGGCCCATATATGTAGATCCAACAAATACAGAAATACCTGATTTAAAAAAACCTTATATACCGATTGGAAATAAAGGGATTCAAGTAAATTTAAAACCAGGAGATATGCTAGTTTATAGCGGCTGTGAATTAGAGCATTGGAGAAATAAATTTAAAGGTAAAGAATGTGTTCAAGTATTTCTTCATTATAATAATTCTAAGACATCGGGGACCAAGGACAACATGTTTGATAGGCGTCCACATTTAGGTCTTCCATCTTGGTTTAAACGATGATATAATTCTTAAATGGGGGCAGTAGATCCACCACATACCCTACTGTCTCCTTTTAAGGATTATATATGTTACAAAAATTAGGTTTTTTACCAGGATTTAATAAACAAGTTACAGAAACCGGGGCTGAAGGCCAATGGTTTGATGGCGATAATGTTCGTTTTAGATACGGTACTCCTGAAAAAATAGGTGGTTGGCAGCAACTTGGTAATAGTAAACTGACAGGAGCGGGACGTGCACTTCATCATTGGGATAATAACGCGGGTATTAAATATGCCGCTATCGGCACTAATAAAATTTTATACGTATATTCAGGGGGAGCATATTATGACATTCACCCCATTAGAACAACTTTAACAGGAGCAAAATTTTCAAGTACTGCTTCATCAACAACAGTTACAGTTACATGTACTGGAGTTCATGGTTTAACAGAAGATGACGTTGTAATGTTTAATGATGTTCTCGGAGTTACTGCTATAGGATCAACTTACACTGACGCTACTTTTGAAGACCAAAAATTTATGGTAACTTCTATTCCTACTACAACGACTTTTACAATTACAATGGATACTCAGGAATCAGGGACACCATTAAGTACAAGTGATGGTAACAGTACTTCTGTATTGTGCTATTATACAGTTGGACCTTCTAAACAATTAGGTGGTTATGGTTGGGGTACAGCATTATGGGGCGGTACTGCTTTGGGTCCAGCAACTACAACACTAGCTTCTACTATTAATGATACTGTAACCGACATTCCTTTAACTAGTTCAGCTGCTTTTCCTTCTTCAGGAGAAATAAGAATTGGATCAGAAGATATAAGTTTTACAGCTAATAATACGACAACTAATATTTTAAGTGGTGGAGCTAGAGAAGTTAATGGCACAACTAAAGCAGGGCATAGTGGTGGAGTGACCGTAACTAATATTTCTGATTATGTTGCATGGGGAGAAGCGTCTTCTGCCGACTTTACAATTGATCCAGGTTTATGGGTATTAGATAACTATGGAACAAAATTAATTGCACTAATATATAATGGTTCATGTTTTGAATGGGATGCGTCTCCTTCAAATGCAACAAGTATCAGAGCAACTTTATTGGCAAATGCACCTACTGCATCACGTCATGTATTAGTTTCTACGCCCGATAGACACTTAGTTTTCTTTGGAACAGAAACAACAATTGGAGATCCAACCAAACAAGATGATATGTATATTAGATTTTCTTCTCAAGAAAGTATTGATCAAACTGATTCTTATACAGTTAAAGCAAATAATACTGCTGGTACACAAAGACTTGCTGATGGTTCTAAAATTATGGGTGCTATCAAAGGTAGGGATGCAATCTATGTATGGACAGATACGGCATTGTTCCTAATGAAATTTGTTGGCCAACCTTTTACCTTTTCATTTGAACAGGTAGGGACTAACTGTGGATTATTAGGAAAGAATGCGTGTATAGAAGTTGATGGCACTGCTTACTGGATGTCAGAGAATGGATTCTTTGCATATGATGGTCAGTTAAAATCATTACCTTGTTTAGTAGAAGACTATGTCTACAAGGATTTAAATACTACTGCTAGAGATCTTATTAATGCTGGATTAAATAATTTGTTTGGTGAAGTTAGCTGGTTTTATTGTCAAGACGGATCAGATGTAGTGGATAGAGTGGTGACTTATAACTATCTAGATTCAACAATTAAAAGACCTATTTGGACCATAGGATCATTAGCCCGTGCTGCGTGGACAGATTCTTCTGTATTTCCTAAACCACACGCTACTCACTACAGCGCAAGTGTAAATACATCCTACGATGTAACTGGAAATACTGACGGAACTACTATATACTATGAACAGGAAACAGGGACCGATCAAATTGATGGGGCTGGAACTGTAACCGCTGTAATTGGTACTATTACTTCTGGTGATTTTGACATTACTCAAAAAGCAGCTAGAGGTGGCGGACAAGTTGTGGGAATGCCCGACCTTAGAGGAGACGGAGAATTTATAATGAGAATAAGCAGATTTATACCAGACTTTATTTTACAAACTGGTAACACTCAAATTAGTTTTGTTACTAAAGATTATCCAAACAGTACGGGTACTACTACAAACTTTAGTGTTGATTCAGCCACTACTAAAAAAGATACAAGATTAAGAGCAAGGTCTATTGCCATGAAAATTGCAAATACAACTAGCAATGAAAACTGGAAGTTAGGAACATTTAGATTAGATATACATCCAGGAGGGAGAAGATAATGGCTTTTTACGAAGGAATTGATGAAGAAATATATGAAGGTGGTGATCACTATGTGCCTATGCAACAGTTTAGGTTAAATCAAAACTATACACCAACTCCAGTTACACCAGATATAATACCCACATCTACTAGTTATGGAATTCCAACAATATATCCATATGGTGGTGGCGGAGGAGGTGACTATAAAGGTGGAGGATTATTTGGAAATTTAGATTTAAGCACAGAAAAAACTTTTAGTAAACAAGTATGGGAAGATGCAGATGCAAATGTTCCAGGCTCAGGTGGATGGGTAACCAAAAATGTTAAAGGATGGTTAGATCCTAAAAGTGGTAATTACAAAACTTACGAAGGTAAAAATATTGATCACGCTGGTTTGTTTACAGGTGCGCCCGAGGAAGGGGATATTGAAGGCACAGGTTTTCAGTTCCCTAGTATAGTGGGTGGAATTGTTCAGTGGTTAAAAAATAAAACCCAAGGTGTAAAAGACAAATTCACTGGCGGTAAAGATGAGGTAAAAGATCAAACAATTGTGACCGGTACGAATCAAGAAGGAGACCAGTCGGGAATGGCACAAGGAAGTGATACACCACCAAATCAAGGTACTTCACAAGGAGACCATTGGTCTAGTGCGCATTCAGATCTAAAGCAAGAACCTAGCGGAGACTATAAATTTGCTGATTATAAACACGGCGGTATTGTAAGCATGTTGGGTCGAGAAGGTTTTAAAACAGGTGGCAGACAAGATGCTGAAGGTGGAGAAAATCAATGGAAAGCAGGTGTTGGTTTAATTAATGAAGGAGGAGATGTCCTAAGTACTGCAGGTATGGGTGGGCAAGGTGATGGAAATAATCAAGGTAATACAGGAGGGGTGACTCAGCTTAACACTGATTTAATAAGTACAGAACCTTCTATAGAGGCCATGTACAGTCCTTTGGAACTGGCTACTCTAAGAGCAAGACTATATAATAAAGATCTTTTAACAGAAGACAATATTAATTTAGAGGGTGAGTTAAGTGGTAGTAATAATCTCATTGACTATGGTATAAATTTTACAGGTGAAGGAATAACTGGTTCTAATGTAGGGATAGGTCCTTTCGAAGTAAACATGGATCCACACAAAAATATAGAGAACATATCATTGAATCAGGACATAGGTAATTGGAATGTTCAAGGTAACACAGATCTGGAAAACTATGGTCTTGGAGTAAATTATAACCAAGAGGGAGGTCCATTTTTTGCAGGTGCTACTACCGATAACATGGGCAATAAAAATTTTAATGTAGGAGCTAAATGGTCATGGGGACAACCAGACCAACCAGTTAATACTTTGTCTTATGACGATCTTATATACGGACAGAATCTAAGACACGGAGGACTAGCAGGTATTTTATAATGGCAAAGATCGTACAATCATTAACAAGAGCGAGTCCTGAATATGAAGAATCAACTTTTCAATCATTAGTCAGGGATCTGGACGGTGTGATTACAAAATTAAATACTTCATTTCAAGACGAAGTTAAACAGGAGATAGAAGCGAAGAGTTTCTTTTTAGAATAGTGGCTGTAATTAATATATATAAAATGTATGGGGTAACAA